TGAAGCAGGCCGAAGAGGTAATGACACCCTTTAGGACTGCCATCACTAGAGCCAGAGGACCCCTGTTTAAGTTTCTTACAGAGGGTTCCCTACAGAATACCACTGGATCAAGAGCCCAGCGAGCTAAGTTAGCTTCCACTAAAAAGGGAATTGAGAACTTTCTTACTGGCTCTTTGCTAGAGATTCGACCAATGACCATCAACAAGCTTCAGGGTCTACGTCCAGCTTGTGCTACGATCGATGAATGGTTGTCTGGTGATCTAAGAGAGGACGTTGTTGGTGCTATTGAACAGGGCGCTTCTAAACTAGAAGACTATTTGATCGTCGCTATTAGTTCTGAGGGAACCGTTCGAAACGGTTCTGGTGATACCATCAAAATGGAACTAAATAGCATTCTTCGTGGAGAGTATCAAGCGCCTCACGTTTCGATTTGGCATTACAAATTGGACGATATAGAAGAAGTTGCTGATCCTGCCATGTGGATTAAGGCAAATCCGAACCTTGGAAAGACTGTAACTTACGAAGCATATCATTTAGATGTAGAAAGAGCTGAAAAAGCTCCTGCTTCTCGTAACGATATTCTGGCAAAACGGTTTGGTATTCCAATGGAGGGTTATACGTACTTCTTCACCTACGAAGATACTCTTCCACACCCGCCGAGAGAGTTCTGGGGGCTTCCTTGTGCTCTTGGTGCGGACTTGTCACAAGGCGATGACTTCTGTGCTTTTACTTTATTGTTCCCATTCTCAAACGGATCGTTTGGAATAAAGACAAGAAGCTACATTACGTCTTTGACGCTAATGAAACTTCCAGGAGCAATGCGAGCTAAGTATGAGGAGTTTATTGGCGAAGGCAGTCTGCATGTCTTGGACGGTACTGTTCTTGACATGATGGAAGTCTATGACGACCTCGATACTTTCATTCAGCAAAACGAATACGACGTTCGTTGTTTCGGGTTTGACCCGTATAATGCAAAAGAATTCGTTACTAGATGGGAGACCGAGAATGGTTCATACGGAATCGAGAAAGTCATTCAAGGAGCGAGAACCGAATCAGTTCCTCTAGGGGAATTGAAGATTCTTGCTGAAGAGCGAATGTTAATCTTCGATCAAGATTTGATGTCGTTTGCTATGGGCAACGCTGTTACTTTAGAGGATACCAATGGTAATAGAAAGTTGCTTAAGAAACGAGCTGATGAGAAAATCGATAACGTATCGGCCATGATGGACGCTTACGTTGCATATAAGGCCAATAAAGAAGCGTTCGAATAGAAAGGAGGTACTTCATGGCGCTGGGAGACCGTATAAAGCGAATGTGGAATGCCTTTCGTTACAATGAACGAATTGATCCGTATGTATCTTGGGATATCGGGCCAAACACGAGCATTAGACCTGACCGAACTCGGATGCGATTCTCAAACGAACGCTCCATCATCTCGTCTATTTACACAAGGCTTAGCGTTGATCTTGCGGCTGTTGAGATTCGACAAATTAAGTTGGATGATCAAGGTCGATATTTGAAAGACGCAGATACTGGTTTGAATCATTGTCTGATGTTTGAACCAAACATCGATCAAGGACCACGTTCTTTCCGGCAAGACATTGCGATGACTCTCTTTGATAAGGGATCTGCGGCAATCGTTCCGGTCGACACGCTGGAAGACCCCGCTAATGGCGGAATCTTTGATATTCAAACGCTTCGTGTTGGTGACATTACGTCTTGGTATCCGAGACATGTTCGAATTAATCTCTATAATTTGGAGCGAGGGCTTCGAGAGGAAATTACTCTTGAGAAACGTTTTGTAGCAATTGTTGAGAATCCGCTATATTCAGTAATGAATGAGCCGAACTCAACGTTGCAGCGTTTGATCAGGAAGTTGAATCTTCTTGATGCCGTCGATGAACAGTCTGGTTCGGGCAAGCTGGATATTATCATTCAGTTGCCGTATGTGATCAAGTCTGAAGCAAGACGACTTCAAGCAGAACAGCGTAGAGAAGACATTACCAGTCAGTTGAAGGATAGTCAGTATGGCATTGCCTACACTGATGGTACTGAGAAGATCACGCAGCTCAACCGTCCTGCTGAAAACAATCTCCTTGCTCAAATCGAGTATCTCACAAAGATGCTCTATGGCCAGCTGGGGTTAACTGAAGAAATTATGAATGGTACTGCGGATGAAGTGGCTATGCTTAACTACTTCAATCGTACCATCGAGCCTCTCATTGAGGCTATTATCGAGGCGATGCAAAAGACTTTTATCAGGAACATTAGTATTACGTCTAAAGATCGGATTAGGTATTTCCAAAATCCGTTCAGACTTGTTCCGATTAAAGATCTTGCTGAGGTTGCAGACAAATTTACCCGAAACGAAATTCTATCTTCGAATGAGATTCGAGGATACATGGGTATTCCACCGTCTAGCGATCCAAAAGCAGATCAACTTCTTAATAGCAACATGCCGCAACCTTTGGCCCCGGCTGAGGTTGCTCCCGTTGTAGAAAGCGTAGATACTTCGGAAGATGATGCCGCTGACGCCGAAGAAGAAGAGTTTGATCGACAGCTGACAGAATTGGGGATCTAATGGCACAACCTTATGACCCCGTCCAACGTCATCTATACTATGAGCGCACCAAAAGGCTAAAGGGTCGTCGACCCGGCAGCGGTAGGTTACCTAGCCCCGTTGATCGAGTCGGCACTACTCCTATTAGACGAATCAAAGAGCGTACCGCAAAGCCTACTACCAAAAAGGAGCTAAAGGCTAAGGCCCAAGCCCGGGTAGTCCGGCTTACGCAGAAGCTCAATCGTCTACAAGATGCCTTGAAGGAAGCTCATGAAGCTCTTCGAGAGCAAAAGAAAGCAGCTCGAGAGAGCCGTAATGCTGATAAAAAAGAAGAAAAGAAGAATTCCGACGATAAAACTACGGCTAAAGAAAGAGCTGCTGCTGAAAGGTATCGAAACAAGAATAAAGCCGAGCTTAAAAACAAGGCAAAGAAGGCGGCCGATTCTTCCCAAAAGAAAACTGTCTCCGAGATGAGTGAAGCCGAATTGGGCGACCGAATCACAAAGATCACTAAGCTGATTAGCAGTGCTAAAGAACAGATCAAGAAAGCAAATGCTCAGGCCAACTCTCTCTGAAAGGAACTGTCAAAATGGAAGCTGATTTCAGCGGATACGCAACCAAAGCAAATTTGAGATGCGCCGATGGTCGAACGATCATGTCGGGTGCTTTCAGCCATCAAGATCAAACGAAGGTTCCCCTCGTTTGGCAGCATGGGCATACCGACCCTGAGAACGTTCTGGGACACGTTCTTCTGGAGAATCGGGATGACGGTGTTTATGCTTATGGTTTCTTCAACACATCCCAGAAAGCGAACCACGCTCACGGTCTTCTTGAGCATGGTGACATTAACCGGTTGTCCATCTGGGCCAATCAATTGGTCGAAAGAGCGGGCAAAGTTCTTCACGGTGCAATTCGTGAGGTAAGTTTGGTCCTCGCCGGTGCCAATCCAGGAGCAGTTATTGAGAATGTCACTATTCGCCATTCCGATGGTGGAGAAGACGTTCTTGATGATGAAGTTATCGTTTATACTGATCTTCCTTTGGAGCATGAAAATCCAAATGACGAAGATGCTACGGTGACTCATGCGGAAGACGACGAGAAGATTGATGATAAGACTGATGATTCTTCTTCGGATGATGCATCTTTGGATCATGCGTCTTCTGATGACGACGAGCTTACCGTTCAAGAAATCTACGATTCAATGGACGAGAAGCAGAAGGAAGTAGTTCATTACATGCTTGGAGTGGCCCTCGAGGCTAACAAGAGCGATGAAGTTCAGCAAGACAACCTCGGCGATGCCGATAACCAAAATGAGGAAGGTTCCACCGTGACCCACAATGTTTTCGAGAAAAAGGATGAGAAGGCGGATTCGGCAACGGCTCCAGCTCATGTTCTTTCTCACTCCGACATCGCCGGCATTGTCGCCGATGCCACCAAGGTCGGCTCTCTCAAGGACGCCGTTCAGAACTATGCGATTGCTCACGGCATCGATGACATCGATGTCCTGTTCCCAGAAGCTCGGGCACTGGCCGACTCTCCGGAGTGGGACAAGCGTCGCACCGAGTGGGTTGCCGGCGTTCTGTCTGCAACGAAGAAGAGCCCGTTCAGTCGAGTCAAGACTCTGACCGCTGATCTCACGATGGATGAGGCTCGGGCCAAGGGTTATGTTACTGGCGATCTGAAGAAGGAAGAGTTCTTCAGCGTCTCCAAGCGAGTGACGACCCCGACCACCATCTACAAGAAGCAGAAGCTCGATCGTGATGACATGCTTGACATCACCGACTTCGATGTCGTCGCCTGGCTCAAGGGCGAGATGAGATTGATGCTTGATGAGGAACTCGCCCGTGCGATTCTCATCGGCGATGGTCGTGATGTGGCCAGTGAGGACAAGATCAACGAGCAAAACATCCGCCCGGTGGCCAAGGATCATGCGCTTTATGTGACGACCCTTACGGTTAACCTGCTGGATGCCAGCTCCGATGTTCGTGAGATCATCGACGCTCTTATCCTCAACCGTCGTCACTACAAGGGTTCTGGCCTGCCGACGATGTACACGACCGAGACCGTCATCGCTCAGTTCATGCTTCTGAACGATGGTATGGAGCGTCGTATGTACCGCTCCCTCGACGAGCTCGCTGCTGAGCTTCGTGTTGCTGCGATCGTTCCGGTCGAAGTGATGGAAGAGGATCCGAGCATTGTCGCCATTCTGGTCAACCTGAACGATTACGTTCTGGGTGCTGACAAAGGTGGAAGCGTTTCGATGTTCGACGATTTCGACATCGACTACAACCAGTACAAGTACCTGATCGAGACTCGTGTTTCTGGAGCTCTTACGAAGCTCAAGAGTGCGATTGTCGTGAAGAGGGCTGCTGCTAGCGGTGACGCTGCGGTTGTTCCTGCGGCTCCCACCTTCGACTCTGAGACCGGTGAGGTCACCATTGTCGATACCACGGGCGTCGTCTACACTGACACCGCTACGAACACCGTCGTGAATGCGGCTGGTTCTCCGTATGAGGTTGGGGTTGGCGAAACGATTACGGTTCAGGCCACGCCTGCTTCTGGCAAGTACTTCGCCAGCAACGCAGACACGATCTGGACGTTCCGTAACAGGGGCTGACCTATAAGGAGTTAAGATGGCGAGATTCTATGGAGATATTGGGTATGGGGAAACTGTAGAAGATCCCCCTCGCTCTGGTGTTTGGGTAGATCGAATTACCGAAGTTGCGTACTACGGTGATGTTATTAGAAATACTCGGAGGCTGGATGAAAGCGAAAACCTTAATAGCGATATTTCCGTTGGCAATTCAATAAGCGTTGTCGCTGATCAATACGCCATCGAACACTTCTTCTTGATCAAGTATGTTAGATGGGCGGGGGTGCTCTGGACTGTGACTTCGGTCGAGGTTCGGAGCCCCCGTCTCATCCTTAGCCTTGGGAGTGTTTATAATGGGCCAACGACTTGATCTACACGCTATTCTCGTGTCCCTTTTGGGATCAAATAATGTCTATTTTCAGCCACCACCAACCGTGCAAATGAAGTATCCATGCATTGTCTACAAACGAGACAATGTTCAAACAACTTTTGCTAACGACCAGCCATACACAAGAGTGAAACAGTATCTGGTAACGGTCAT